ACTTTGTCGATGGTCCTGATAGTGAAGTTGGTGACACATATACTGATGTATTAGTAATGTTTAACGTAGGGCATCAACTGCTCAACACAACTGGCATAGGCTAAGGAGTAAATCATGGCAGCTATATCAAGAGCAAATGAGCTAAAACAACTTCTACCAGGACTTAATGCCCTGTTTGGGGAAGAATACGCTAATTACGAAAACGAGCATGAAGAAATTTATGTTTCAGAAAATTCCGAAAGATCATTTGAGGAAGAACTGAAACTATCTGGCTTCGGTGCAGCACCAGTAAAAGATGAAGGATCAAGTATTAACTATGATACTGCTCAAGAATCTTTTGTGGCTCGTTACACACACGAAACTATCGCTATGGGATATTCAGTGACCGAAGAAGCAATGGAGGATAACCTTTATGTTTCTTTATCAGCTAGATATACTAAAGCACTAGCTCGTGCAATGGCTTATACAAAACAAGTGAAAGCAGCGTATCCATTAAACAATGGATTCTCAACTACTTTCTCTTCAGGTGATGGTGTTGCATTATTCAGCACAGCTCACCCACTTGTAAGCGGTGGAACTAACAGCAATAGACCTTCATCAGGAGCTGATTTAAATGAAACATCTTTAGAAGATGCAATCATTCAAATCGGTAAATATACTGATGAAAGAGGTCTTAAAATTGCAGCTAGACCTAAAAAGCTAATAGTACCTTCTGATCTTCAGTTCGTAGCTACTAGACTTTTACAAAGTGACTATAGAGTCGGTACTGCTGACAATGACATCAATGCTATTAAAACTAATGGAGTGATTCCAGAAGGTTATTCAGTTAATCATTATTTAACTGATACAAATGCTTTCTTTATCACAACTGATGTTCCAGATGGCATGAAGCATTTTGTCAGAGCACCAATGACCACCTCAATGGATGGTGACTTTGAAACTGGTAATGTAAGATACAAAGCTAGAGAAAGATATTCCTTTGGAGTATCTGATCCACTAGGTATCTTCGGATCACCAGGTAGTTCGTAAGGACTTTTAAGGGGGAGCTTTTGTTCCCCCTTTTTTTTATTCTAGGGAATTTTTTAATTTGTCTATCAACTGCCCTAGCAGACTTGCCAAGATGATAGATGCTTTCCTTTAGGAGGAAAAATGGCTAACACAACATTTAATGGACCAGTTAGGTCCGAAGGTGGTTTTGAACAAATCACTAAAAACTCAACAACTGGAGCAATTACAACTAATCTAGATGTTGATACAAGCGGTAATATTAGTACAACAGGAACACTAAATAATTTATTTCCTGTTACTAGCATTACTGATGCAACATACACTCCAACTACAGCACAATCTGGAACTATCTTTAGCTTGAATAGAGCTGCTGGTGTAACAGTAACTTTACCTGCTGCTGCTGCTGGACTGTTTTATGAGTTTCATATAGGTACTACATTTACAGGCTCTTTTATTTTACAAGGTGCTTCTGATGCAGATACTTTTCAAGGAATGGTATTTCAGCTTGATAAAGATGAATTAGGAAGTGTAGTAGCTCTTAATGAAAATATCGACACTGCAGGATGGAATGTTCCTGCTGCTGCTGACTATAGATTAACTATGGATGCTGACACTGATGGTCGTTTTATTGGCGGTCATATTAGATGTGTAGCTATTACAGATGCCATATGGCTTCTTAATGGTCATGTCTTTGGTGATGGCACTGTTTCTCATAGTTTTAGCTAGGAGTAAATTATGGCTGATGCAGTAACTTCACAAACCATCATTGATGGTGAAAGAAATTGCATTATGAAGTTTACCAATGTCAGCGATGGCAGTGGCGAATCCGCAGTAGCTAAAGTAGATGTATCTGCTTTAGCTGCTAACTCTGAAGGTGTTTCATGTTCAGAAGTTAGAGTAATGCGAGTGAGTCATGCTATTGTTGGTATGTCAGTTCAAATGTTTCTTAATGCTACAAGCAATGTTCTACTTATGGAACTAGCTGAAAGTAGTAATGGACATATGGACTTTCAAGATTTTGGTGGACTTTCAAATAATGCAGGGAGTGGTAAGAATGGAGATATTCTTTTTACCACTAAAGGTCATAGCTCAGGAGATACTTATTCCATTGTTTTAGAAATGGTTAAAGTATATTCTGATTAATCGGAGATATTATGAAATATATTATTTCAGAAACAGGTGAATTTCCACCTCAATATAAAGTTCTTCAAGAAGGTAAAGATGGAATATGGATACCAATTTTTGGTCCTGATCCTGATCTTGAAGATGCTCAACGAAAAGTTGCAGAACTACAACCTGTTAAAAAGGCTGTAAAAAAAGCAGCAGAGCCAAAAAAGGAAACACCTAAAAAAGCTCCAGCAAAAAAAGCTACAGCTAAAAAAGGTAAGTCTAAAAAAACTGCTACTAAAAAGTAGCATAACTCACTTTGTTTATAGTACCCTTATAGAGGGTACTATAACTATTTAATTTAAAAGGTAACTTATGAAAAGTAAAAATGGTCCAAAGGGCGGTAAAATGGGCGGTAAAAAAAATACTGGCTATAGAAATAGGGGAAAAACTGAAGTAGGTAAAGAAGCTAAAGTTCAATCGTATAAAGAATATGTTCAAAAAATGTTCGGTGGCGGTAATACAAGTGGACCAGCTATGAAAAAAAATAAAGCTGCAGGTGGTACTTACACTGGAATGAAAAGCAAGAATGGTTCTAAAGGCGGTAAAAAAGGCGGAAGAAGATAACTTCGTTTTTTAAATGACCAAAAGAAAACGAGAAAACCCTATACCTAAAACAACTAAAGGTAAGGGAGCTAATTATCGTTCTACTAAGTCTGGTGCTGGTATGACCAAAAAAGGAGTTGCAGCTTATCGCAAAGCAAATCCAGGTTCTAAACTTAAAACAGCAGTAACAGGTAAAGTAAAAAAAGGTAGTAAGGCTGCAAAACGCAGAAAGTCTTACTGTGCAAGATCATTAGGTCAACTTAAAAGAAGTTCAGCTAAAACTAAAAACGATCCTAATTCTAGAATAAGACAGGCTCGTAGAAGGTGGAAGTGTTAATACAGGATTACTATGGCAACAAGTGGAACAACAACATTTAACTTAGACATAAGTGAAATTATGGAAGAGTCTTATGATCTTTGTGGTCTAGAACTGCGTTCAGGTTATAGCTATAGAAGTGCTAAACGAGCACTTAATCTTGTATTTTTAGAATGGCAAAACAAAGGTCTTAACTTATGGACTATAGAACAAGGTTCAACAACTCTTACTGCAGGTACAAGTAGCTACACAGTAGATTCAAGTGCATTAGATATTGTAGATGTTTTTATAAGAACAGATGCAGCAGATACTACTAAACAGTTTGATCAAAGATTAAATCGCATATCTAGAACAGAATATGCACATCAAGCTAAAAAACTTACTCAATCAAAACCTACACAATTTTTTGTAGATAAAGATAATGATGCAGTAAAAATAATTCTTTGGGCAACTCCTGACTCAGCACAAACATATACACTTGTTTACGATTATGTAAAACGCATAGAAGATGTTGGTACAGTCGGCACTTTAAATGCTGATGTGCCCTCTAGATACCTTCCATGCTTAACTTATGCTTTAGCATATAATTTAGCTTGTAAGTCACCAGAAGCTCAACAGAGAGTTCCTATGATACGACAACGCTATATGGAGCTATGGGAAGAAGTAACTCAAGCTGATAGAGAAAAAGCACCAGTTAGATTTGTTCCAGATGTAAGTTTTTATCAATAATGTTTAAAAGATTATTAGATTTTTATCGCAAAATTACCAAAGAACAATATGAAGTTAGAGTTGTTGAGTATGACAAAGAAGGTAATATGTCTAATACTTTTACCATTCAACTAAAAAAAATAATTAAAATTAATAATACTTATTTAAGAGGAGTAGATATAGAAGGTAATGCATACACAAAATCTTCTATAAATCCATTTAACTATACTATTAGGAAAATATACTAATGTACGCACAAGGTAAAAAAGCATTAGGACTATGTGATCGTTGTGGATTTTCTTATAAATTAAATGATTTAAAATATGAAATTGTTGATAGTAAAAGAAATGGTTTGCGTGTATGCAATGAGTGTTTTGATATTGATCAACCTCAACTTAAATTGGGTGATATAGATACCAGTGATAATGAAAGTCTTTATAATCCTAGAGTAGATACAGGAGAAGCAGAATCAACAAGATATTTTGCTTTTGATCCTATTGGTGGTGGAGTTACAGAATTTGGCTCAAGCACTATGGGTTTAGATATTAAAGGTGAAATAGGAAAAGTAACAGTGAGCACATCATGAGTTGGACATATACAACATTAAAATCAGCGATACAAGATTATACGCAAAATACAGAATCAACATTTGTTGCTGATTTAGCAACTATTATTACTCAAGCAGAACAAAGAATTATTAAATCTGTTGAGTTACCAAACTTTAGAAAAAATGTTACTGGTAGTTTAACTTCTGGTAATCAATATTTATCTGCTCCTAGTGATTATTTATATCCATATTCTTTAGCAGTATTAGATAGCGATAGTAATTACAGCTATCTTTTAAATACAGATGTTAGCTTTATACGAGAAGCATATCCTGTAGCTGCTACAACAGGAACACCAAAACATTATGCACAGTTTGATGATGACACATTTATTATTGGACCAACTCCAAGCTCAGGATTTACAGTAGAATTACATTATTTTTATATACCTGAATCTATATCAGCTTCTGCTGATGGCACTAGCTGGTTAGGAACAAATGCACCAGAAGTATTGTTATATGCTTCTTTATGTGAAGCCTATACCTTTATGAAAGGTGAGCCAGATATTCTTGTAAATTATGAAAAAAGATTTCAAGAAGCGTTAGGTAGACTAACTTTAGAATCAGATGGATACAATCGTAAAGATGCTTACAGAGATGGACAGCGTAAAATAAATGCCTAACAAATGGCTATAAAAGAATTAGAAGATTCAAGTGTAGCAATAGTTGCTATGGGTCAAAGTCAAATAGACTTTCATCTTGCACAAACACACAGCGTTGAATTTGATGAAGTCTGGGCAATAAATGCAATGATAGGTGTTTTACCTAGAATAGATAGAGCTTTTATTCTTGACCCTATGAGTAGATTTTTAGATACCGAAGATGCTGGAACTATGACTCCAATGATGCGTAAATACTTACCTCAATGCGATTTTCCTATTTATACTTGTGAACTAGATGATAGAGTTCCTACTGCAGTAGAGTATCCAATAGAATCTATTGTAGGTGATTTAGGTTGTTCTTATTTTAATAATACTATTCCATATACAATAGCTTATGCTTTATGGAGTAAAGTTAAAAAAATATCTTTATTTGGTATAGATTTTACCTATAGAAGTAATATGCATTTTGCAGAAGCTGGTAGATCATGCACTGAGTTTTGGTTATCTAAATGTATTGATGCTGGTATGCAAATAGAAGTAGCACCACGATCTACATTATTAGATACTGATATAGGTTTTGAAGAAAAACTTTATGGTTATCATAGATTGAATGACCCTAAAGTTAGTTATCAAAATGGTGCAGGTATGAAAGTCTGTAATTTATCAGAAATGCAATTAGAACCAAAACCTAAACCTGTTGGCATAATTAATAGAAAAGATTTAAACTTAACTGAACCAACTGAACCAAATAAGTATTAATGCATACAGACGAGTTTAAAATTGCTATAGGTGATTTAGGAGTTAAAACAACTCAAAATAGAGGGCATACGCCTGAAGAAGTTGCAGAAATGGCAACAGATAAAATAATTTCTATAAGTGATAATGCTGATCCTATGGTAAAAGCACAGGCTCATGCGTTTAGAGATAGAACAAAAATGGTCATAACATATTATGTAAAAGAAGGTATTAAAAACCACATTTGCACAGTATGTAATGAATTAGAAAAACAAGGTCATAAAGACTTAGCAAATATTATTAGGAGACTATAATGGCAATAACACAAGCAATGGCAACTAGCTTTAAAAAAGAACTTTTAGAAGGTAAGCATAATTTTTTAGCTTCTGGAGGTAATTCTTTTAAACTAGCTTTGTATACTTCAAGTGCAACAATGGGTGCAGCTACCACAGCTTTTACTACAACCAATCAAGCATCTGGAACTAATTATACTTCTGGTGGTGCAGCATTAACCAATATAAATCCTACAAGTTCAGGTACAACTGCATTTACAGACTTTGCTGATTTAACTTTTGGTACAGCTACTGTTACTGCTAGAGGATGTATGATCTATAACGATACACAATCAGGCGATCCAGCAGTTGCAGTATTTGATTTTGGTGGAGATAAAACATCTACAGCAGGTGCTTTTACTATTCAATTTCCTACAGCAGACGCATCTAACGCAATTATAAGAATAGCGTAATTTAGCTTATGGCTAATATAACTGGTTGGGGTAGAGGTACTTGGGGTCAATTAACCTTTGGTGAACCTATACCTGTTTCTTTAACAGGGGTAGCAGGAACTTCAGCTTTAGGCTCAGAAACAGTTACAGGTGTAGCAAATGTTTCAGTTACAGGCGTAGCAGGTACTTCTGCATTAGGTAATGAATCATTAGTTACAGTTAATGTTTTACCAGTTACAGGACAATCAGGAACAAGTGCAGTTGGAACAATGGCTGTACAAGCAGTTGCTATTGTTGGCGTATCTGCAGTTACATCAACAAGTGGTTTAGGTGATGAAAGTATTATTAGTAATAATATATTACCTATTACACTTGGAGCTGCAACATCTTCATTAGGTTCAGTTACTCCAACAGCAGCAGCAGATGTAGATATAACAGGATTATTAACAACATCAGGTTTAGGCGGAGTTAATGTTTGGGGATTAGTAGATACATCTCAAACACCTAACTACTCAACGATAAGCACTTCACAAACACCTAATTGGAGTGAAGTTGCTTAAAAATTATATTATGATTAACACGAGGAAATAATATGGCAAGTTCATATGTAAACAATTTAAGACTCAATGAAATGGGTACTGGTGATGCCAGTGGTACATGGGGTACAACAACTAATACTAATTTAGAATTAATTGGTGAAGCATTAGGTTTTGGTACAGAAGCTATAACTACTAATGCTGATACACATTCTACTGTAGTAGCAGATGGTGCATCAGATGCTGGTAGAGCCATGTATCTTAAATATACAGGCACACTAGATTCAGCTTGTACTATTACTATAACTCCAAATACTATGAAGCGTATGCAATTTATAGAAAATGGAACAAGTGGTTCTCAAAACATTATTATTTCACAAGGCTCTGGTGCAAACATAACTATTCCAGCAGGAGATGTAAAAGCAGTTTATTTAGACGGAGCAGGTTCTGGAGCAGCAGTTGTTGATGCTTTTGCTAGTCTTAATGTTGTAGATTTAAAAATACAAGACGATTTAACATTAACAGATGATCTTATTGTTAATGGTGATATAGATTTAGAAGGTGCTATTGATGTTAATGGTACATCTAATTTAGATGTAGTAGACATTGATGGTGCTGTAGATATGGCTTCAACTTTAACTGTAGCAGGTGTTGTAGATATTACAGACACTACAG